CTTACCCTTAGCAGTAGTCTTCTTGGGCTTAAGCCCGAGACCCCCCTCACGCTTCTTGTTGAAGAGAAGTTCTGCCTTGTGGACGTTACTGTCTGGGCTAAAACCTATGGGAGCGTACTGTGATATCTCAGCCAACGTATTGTTAATATCAAGGTCTAGAGACTTACCAAGTTTGACAAGTTCCCTTTTGTTAACTTGGATGCCATTCATCTCCATCTGAGCCAGTACGCCCAGAGTATCCATGTCCAAGAACGTGGCCGGAATAAGTGACTCGTTGTTCTGTATGTACCTGTACAGACGCTTGTACGCCAGCCAAGCCCACCTCACGTCGTAGTGTACGTACCTTGCCGCCTTACTGAACGGCTCTGTGGTGATCGTCTTGCCGATCTTCCCATCACGATGGTAGGGGTCGAACTTGAATACACGATCAAGGATTGACGTAAGGCGGTAACTCGTCAAGTTCTCATCAACGATGTGCATGAGTACCTGAGTATCGATGTACCTACCTTTAGGCAACTGTCCACCGTAGTACTTCGCTACCGACTTACAATCGAACTTTATATTCTGATTGACCTTGACGATGTTGGGGTCCATGAACAGAGGTTCAAGGGCAGTAAACACCTGCTCTTGAGTCAACTGCTCTGGGGGCTCGGTGAAGGTAGCAGGGATGAAGTACTTAGCCTTAGCCATGCTCTCCTTACCGCTGGCCAACACCGCACGGTATCCCTCTGGTGGAACGGTCGTACCGTCTCCACGCTCCTCAGGAACCAAGACCTCACCGTTGGGGTGACCCATGGGGATAGCCCATGACCTACCTGATACGGCTATACCAATCCAGAATACGTCATTACGAAGAGTGTCAAGTGCTACGTTGCCGCGCCACTTATCCTCAATGGCCTGACGTGACCGCTGGACAACTGTCGGATGCGTGCTCTTGAGTGATGTGGACTTCTCTTTCCACTCCGCCTCTACGATGTCCATGACTTCGCTGTGTCGGTGAATGTTTCCACGTGTCTCAACGTCAAAGCAGAAGATACCCTCTTCCTTGACGGCATCGACAATTGTCGATAATTCGTCTAGAGACAGAACGACGGGGGCATAGTACCCCCGTCGCTCCGTTGTGAGATTGTCCATGGACTCAGTTGTAGTCCATTTCCTCAGTGGCGATGTCCACGAGAGTCTTACGGTTAGGGATAGGTACGATACTTTCATCGTAAGCCTGACCATTGATTGACTCAAGTTCGGAATCAGTCAGAGGAGTAATGTTCCACTCCTCATCCAGATCACGATCACGTACCATCTGGTGGTTGGTCTGTGAGGTCGGACCCTTACCACTGCGGGAGATTGCCCAGTAGTGCTTGGGGAGTGGGCCCTGACGTGGGTCCTGATGGAAGTTCTTAAGGGAGTCGATGACCCGTGGGCCGACCTCGTAAGAACGCACAACAGTCTCACCATCTTCGCTCATTAGAGCGACGTTGAACGCAAAGCGAGCGCTAGGACGATGCCCAGCATCACACAGCGGACAACCCTGAGGGTGAATGTCGGCAAGGCACGTAAAGGACTTCTGTCCCTGACGCTCTACCCAGTGCTGTCGATAGGAGGTGTACGGCTCATCCTCAAGGAACTTGACGATGACAGGCTTTTCTTCAATCTTCAGACGCTGTGCGTAGGGGCTGTCAGCCTGCTTCGTGGTATCCACGTTGCCCCACCCACGACGAATGACCCTGCGGGCATTCGTGCGGTCCAAGTCGTCGTCGGCTGGTGCCGAGGTGACGACGTCATCAATGTCGGTGTCGTTATCTGTGTCGAAACGTCCCATGTCTTTAACTCTATTCTTTGTCAGTGTGTTGGATAATTGTCAGCGATTTCTTTGCGGAACCGCTTCCAGTCAGAGTTCTTCTGACTGTTGAGGTTGCACGCTATCGCTGTTTCTACTAGAAACACAACCTGTGCTTCCGTGTAGAGCCTGCGCCCCTTGATATCCGCTCCGGGTATCTGCTCCTTGCGAGGAGGGGGCGTACGAAATGCTGCTCCGGGAATCCATCCTTTGGCTTCCCACGACCTGATAGTGACTGGCTTTCTTCCTAGCGCAGTAGCCAGAGCACCGATGCTGTAAAACTTCTTCTCTACTCCCTTGACGTTGTATACCTGATGTGAGAGTCCATTTAACCACTCGTGGGAGGCTCTGTCAATAGAGGCTCCACGATTTTTAGGCTTTGTGTTACCCGGAAAGTCCTGTACATTTTCTTCATGCTTCTGCCGCTTGCTCTTGATGTCTGGCATCTCGTTGAACAGGTCTAGTGGATCTTTCATCTGGTATCTCCAATGTGAATGCTACGCATACATTTGACAACCTTTTTGGTAGCACGGTTACGTGTCAAGCCAGTAGCGGTGAACTGCACGTTACCAACAATAGTCTTAGCCTCCCACTTAGCCAGTGACAGGCGACACGTTGATACCTCAGTAGTCATACGAGTCTTCTTCCGCAGGCTTGATAAAGGCGTAACTGACGGGGGCTTCCTTGTACAGAGACTGTACCTCTGCCTCTACATCCTCATCGTCACGATGCTCGTAGGCATAGGCCATAAGTGCATCCTCGTCTAGAACCTCTACCACTTTTGAAACCTTGTCCCAGATGCCGCGCTCCTTGGCCCACTGCTCTGCCGCATCACGGTCAAGAGACGATGCTCCCTGACGGCGCTGACGCTGTAGCAGGTAGGGGCCTACCTTGAGCCAACGGTGTCCTTTGTCGTCTTCCTCGCCGTCGGAGTCAACGTCCTTGGAGAGGGCAGACTTGATTGACTCAATCTGCTTCTTCAACGTGTCCATTAGGTTCAGGTTGTTGAGGTACTCCTGCACCAGACGTTCTTTGTTTTCAATGTCTTCGTAAGTCATAGTTGTGATTCTCTCAGAAACGAACTGAGCGTGTCAAGGGTGATGGACATATTTCCTTCGGCATCTACGTTATTGCCGTCGATAAACGCTTCGTTGACGGACTTCTTCATCTGTAGCATCTCATACTGACGCTCCTCAATGCTGCCCTGCATCACGAAGGTGGCGATGGTAACGTGGGGAAACTCAGACGACAACCTGATGATGCGTGCTTCTCGCTGTTCCAACTTACCGCTGCTCCATGGTAGGTCGTACGAGATGAGATAGTTAGCCATGGGTAAGTCGACCCCGTAACCTCCAGCATCAGACGACAAGAACAGACGACAATCTGGGTTGTTGGCAAACTCCTGCTTGGATGCGTCCCTCTCCTCGGCAGACATGCCACCCATAAACAACACGCTACTAGTCATCTTGCTTGTGGCCTTCTGAATGAGGCGCAGGTTCTCTTTGAAGAACGAGAATAGGACTACCTTGTTAGCGGGGTCTTCTCCTAGAACGTCCTCAATGTAGGAGAGGCAGGCGTCTAACTTCGGAGTCTGACGTGTGGCCTCTAGCCAACCTTGTGCGCAAATCTCTGATGCGTACTGACTACCGGATGCTGTGTCAGCGTTCTGGTATTCCAGCGCAGACTTTCTAACCAGTTCTGGGTTATCGCAAAGCATACGCAATACCGTGAGGCGAGCCATGATCTGACCCTGAGCCTCGTTGTCTGCGCCACCGTTGTAGTGCGACCACAGGTTGAAACCAGACTTCCCTTTGGTAGCGCTGGCTATCTGGTTGAGCAGGTCATTGGCGATACTTCTGTATACCTTTGCCCCGGAGGTATCAAAGGGAACGGGTATAACTTGGTGGATAATAGTAGGCAACTGATCCTTGATATCTTCCCGCGTCTTGCGTACCATGCACTCGCGCATAGTCTTGTTCATGCGGTCAAGGTTTCTATACCTGATAGGTTTGCCCCAACTATCGCGCACTATGAAGGTGCGGTCGAACAACTTAAAATCCCCGAGAACATCCTTATCTACGAACTCCATGATGCTGAACAGTTCTTCGGGGCGGTTCTCAATAGGTTGACCTGTCAGCGCGTACCTGAATGGGATGGTCTTGCCTAACTTCTTCAGCAACTTAGAACGCTTGGCTACCCTGTTCTTGATCATGGTACTCTCGTCAATGACCATGGCTTGGAATCTGCCCATCTCTGAGACGTCGTGTACCAGAGTTTCAGCGTTGACAATGACGTAGTGAGAATCCCTAGACATCTTCCATTGCTTGGACCGCTTTGCCTTGGACCCGTCTATCACGGTCAACTTAGCGTCAGTGAATTTGCCTATCTCTCTAGCCCACTGGTACTTCAGAGAGGCGGGGACCACTACTAGACAGCGGTCTACGTCACCGTACTCCTTCAACTGCTCAATGGCCCCCAAGGTAGTCGGAGTCTTACCGGCACCCATAACCATGCCCAGCAGCATCTGACCGCGCTCTACCATGCGGTCAACTGCTTCCTTCTGGTATGGCCAGAGCGTACCTTTAAACATACAATGAACTAACTGTTTCCACTCCTGAGACTATCTGAGATGTGCTCAGGTCCCCAATATCCTTAGTGTTCTCTGGATACTTCCAGTACCTAATGCCCCGTCTAAACGAGGGTAAGGCTTTCGCAAGTCTCCTAGTCTCAATTTCCCCAGCCTTGTCGTTATCTAAGGCCACGATGATGCCGTCAAACCTATCAGTAATGATATTGATCTGTCTGCTAGATATGTTAGCACCAAACGACGCGACTGCCGAGTACTCGTCTGAGCCCATAACGCTGTGGAACCTGACTACGTCTAAGGGGGACTCCACCAGTACCGCTACGGGGGCATGTGCTCTTTCTATGCCAAAAAGGGTGTCTCCTTTATGCACTCCCTCTGGATAATTACGCACCCATCCGACCTTCTTCAACTGCCACCCCCACAACTCTCCTAGGGGGGACACGATAGGTATTACGGTTGCCTTGTTCTCTGAGTCCCACCTGATGCCGTAACGGTTAGCGGTTTCCCTGTCTAGCCTCCTGTTGTGTAACAACGAGTCAGGCAACATTGACATACGACTGTACTGACCCCAGTCAACATGGGGGCGTTCCTCCCTAGTCTCCTGTTCTTCCGATGTAAGACGCTGTAGACCACTGGTAATGAGGTGGCTCTGGATAGTC